CGGAATAGCAACCGGTTTTCTTTGTTCAAAGAATCTCCCAATGGGACCTTTTAATGAACGACGTTGAGAAAAACGCCTAGATATTGTAAGTAAATCAACTTTAATATACGATTCGTAGAATCCTAATTTTCAATTACCTTGTAACATGCTGTCTCCATTTGAGAGAACATAAACCAGTATGTCGGTTACATGAAGGAAATTAGTTGTATTAATTAAATAGCTATCAGGTGATAAATATAAGATTATGGAAATCCTAATTGAATATGAAATCAAAGTTATTTAGAAGAATATATTAAATTAATGTATATAGTTAGTTATAGTGTTGATAAGTGAGATTCGACAACTCTCCACGGGCGAGTATAAGACTTAAGAAGTATAGGGTTTTTCATCCCTTTACCCTTATCTTGCAAATACTGCATTTCCCGCTTATGTGTGAGTTTATCTATCTTCTCTCGAGAATTTACCTCGACGACGACTTTATTCCAAGTCAACAAAGTTTTCTTCTTCAGAACTTTAATGGTTCCGGCCGTTACGGCTTTATTGAATTCTTTGAACAATCGTGCGTCAGGTTCTGCATAGACGAGATCACCCTCGACTGCTACAGACTCTCCGTTCTTCACTTTATATGTAGGTATTGTAAAATAAGTAAGAGGTAAGGTTTTAACTGTAGAATCAGTAATGCGAGAATAATCTTCATTAGGTAATGCTAATGCTTTAAGCGTAGCAACATCTATATAGCGAAGTGTGGCATTATGTTTCATTCTAAGTTTCTTAATCAAGGGTTTCTTGGTAACAAGGCGTAAGCCAGTGTGGTTACCAGGAAGTTTACCATTCTCAATCAGGCGACGATCAGCTCGTTCAGAAACAAAAGAGGCAAATTGCCTCTGATGGAACGGTATATCAGTCTTAAAATCTGTTGGAATCTTGAAGCCCAGACCTCCTCTCTTTTCATGTATAAAATAGTTGTATAGACCATTCATGCTAGCCATATTTAGCTCATCCTTATTATAGTGTAGGAATCTCTTCATAGCCTGGATAGGGTTAGATGACTTAGAAACAATATCATTTTGATACTCTTTCAAATCGAATCTTCCTGTTCGACCACTCTTAGATGTTCCAGTAAGGAAAGCAATGTTATAGTGATGAATTGGTGTGTAAATAAAGTGACCAGTTCTTGGACAACAACCCGCAGTTGGTCTCTCACCAACCGGAACCCCCTCAAACAGCTCAGTTGCAATAAAACACAATGAGTTGATCGTAAGTACAAATGGATGGAAATAATTTTTCCCGACCGACAGTATGAAACCGGCTTTTGCAATTTCTTGCAACCAAATCTCATAAAACTGTTTATCAGCACGAAAAAGAATGTCATCACCATTCACCAGTACGGGGAGTTTTCTAGGGTCCATGGACATAGGGGGGAGTTTAAAACGTTTCTCAAACGCAATCCAATAACACAATAGATTAATCTGACAAAGAATTGGAAATGATAAAACTGATCCCATAAGCTGGCCATTGGCCTGCATTACGGATTCGGGTTTCTCTCCAGTCTCTGGATTCTTCGGGGGTGTTAGTAATTGCTCATATAAGTTTCGTCTCAATATCTCACGGTAATCCTTTGTCATCCGTTGTCCCTTACCTTTATAACCCATATCTTTCAGATTTATCTTAAGAAGGATTTGCTCAAAGGCAAGTTTAGTATAATTGATATTAACTGAATTGGTTGCACCTTTATAATCACCACTAACAAAACCAAAACCGGTGAAATCGATTCCACAACATTTATGTGTGATATCGATCTCTCGCTGATTCAGATCATGCAGATGCGATTGATTAAGGGGTGCACCTATTAAGGCAAATTGAGGAAATGTCTTCAGATGACTTGCCATCCGTTTTTGGATATCACGAGATAACCATTGCCTCAAATCCGCACCTTTAGAAAGAATGCGTATTTTGAGAGGTTCTGGTAATCCGACAATCCTAACTTCGGCTGGTTCGCAGAGTGCGAGATCAAAGAGGCCCATAGATTCAAGCTCATCAGCAGACTTCATCCATTTCTGGAAGTTATCTGCCCAATCACCTTGATAAGGGTCGTCAAGAGGTTTGTAATCGGACTGTAAATAATTATCCAATTCAAACTCCATCTTTTCTTGATCAATCTGTTTCTCGATATCTGACATAGGCCATTCGATTTTCACGAAGGGTTTATCTTTCTCCTCAACTTTCACTTTATTAGTTTTATTTGTATTTTTATTTTTATTTTTATTTTTAATTTCTTCTTTAACTGTAACTTTATTTTTAATTTCAGTATTTAATTTTTCTCTTTCTACTCTTTGTTCCTCCTTTAACTCTCGAGCTTCTTTAGCTTTGTCCTTATAAACTGGCATAAGTTTTCCGGCTTTAATCCCATCTTGTAACTTCATTGTATACTTGGCCCTAATAATTTTAGGATCAAATGGCAAATCAGAATAGATCATGATGTTATTAAAATCGTACTCTTTAACCTCTTCCAAGACACCAGGCGATGTTTCAACGATCTTTTGGACACGTTGCACACCCAGCATCTTGCGTAGGACAAAATCGACCCATCGAGCACTTCCACCATCAACCCCAAATGTTTTCATTGAGGCCTTTGCTGACGGTTCATAGTACTTCAATTTTCTTACTATCGGCATCTCCTTGTCTAACTTCTCAAAATACTTAGCCAATTCTTGGCGTTCAGGTATCGAGAGGTCTCGAGGAGTAGCCGACATTTCAGGAAGGAAGTCGACAATAGATGCGAAGACGGTCTGGTCTGTGGGACGGAGACACGCTGCTTTCACACCTAAAAGCATAGAGATACAGAATTGGGAGACTTTCTGTAACTCGGGAGATAGAGGAACCGAAAGGTTTCGCTTTGCTATCTTTTCTCTTGAAAATAAGAGGAGACTGCGGAGGAAGTCTTTCGGTCCCCCCCTAAACAGATGCCACGGGGAATCAGTTTGGAGTCCTTTCGGATCAACTGAGCTTGGCCAGGCCTTCGGTTTAGGAGGTAGATCTTGTGAATAGAGAAATGCAAATGGGTACGCTGTGAGGTACTTTGCACAAGAGAGGAAATCCTTTTCCTCTAGTAACCTTAGTTGGTCAACTAGAGAGAAGAGACTTAATAAGGGGAAAATGTTCTTTTTATTGAGTCCTGTAAATTCAGGGAAAAAATCAATAAGTACTTCTAGTACTGCTCTCAATAAGAATAGAGCAGGAACAAAAGAACAACCAACCAACTCATAAGTGAGTTTATCGTGTGGAACTTTCTCACCACTACTTGATATACATACTATACCAATATCTGCAGACAGTAATGTCTTTGGGATTTGGCTTGGCTTCAAGTGAATAAACACCTTACTACCTTTATATGCATCT